CACGCCCGTGGGGGTGAGCCGCTCCGTGCGGGTCAATAATGCCATAATTATGCGAGGTCCCCACGCCCGTGGGGGTGAACCGTTGGAGGCCGTGGACGCCGGAATCTCGACGATGAGGTCCCCACGCCCGTGGGGGTGAACCTGTGGGAGTGAAAAAAGCGCCGGCGGGGCGGCCGCGAGGTCCCCACGCCCGTGGGGGTGAACCGTTCGGCAGGGCAGTGCTCAGCGGGGTGGTTCAGAGGTCCCCACGCCCGTGGGGGTGAACCGTGCTGGGAACTCCTCCGGAGGGCCTCGTTCTCGAGGTCCCCACGCCCGTGGGGGTGAACCGAGCTACAAGCGGGGCTATCTCCGGGAACTCGAGAGGTCCCCACGCCCGTGGGGGTGAACCGGTCAACAGCGATTTCGTTGGTGATGTGCTTGAGAGGTCCCCACGCCCGTGGGGGTGAACCGCAACAGATCGAAGAGAACGCGAAGGGGCCGAGCGAGGTCCCCACGCCCGTGGGGGTGAACCGACGCTCGATATGCATGCGAGCGGTGTCGAGAATCAATTTGGCCTTCTGATTTTCGGGCCGCAGCCTGCCGCGCCCCTCCATTAGCGCCTCTATTCGGCTACTGCCGGCCGCGGCGATTCGCGCCGAGCAGAGCGATCAGTACGCCCCCGCTGCCGGATCCGACCGGCCCTGCCCCGGCTGCGGCAGGTGGGCGTAGCGGTAGCGGTCGCCCAAGGCCAGCGAGGCCGGCTGCTTGAAGTAGCGCAGCGTTCCGTCGGCGTGGATCGCGACGGCCGCGTAATCCGCTCTCCCGTCGCTGCCGGTGTACTTCATCGAGAAGGTGATCAACCCGTCGAGGCCGACGGTGAGCAGGTCGATGTAGGCGTCCACGGTATCGACGGGCAGAACGGTGCTCAAATCCAGCGTCCGCGACACGGCCACGGTCGGCGGGTCACCGGGGGTCACGTCGAGCCACTGCAACTTGAGCGGCCAGCGGCTGTACTGGCCGCCGGCGTTGTAGACCACGACGAACTGGCTCGTGAGCGGATCGACCGCGACGGTCGAGAAGGCCTCGTAGGCCTCCCAGCGCACCCAGTGGGTCGCTTCCCGGGATTCCTGGAGATACGGCTCGACCTGGAGGACCGAGTGCCGGTTGCGAAGGCGGATGCTCTCGTATGTGTGCACGGCGATGATGTCGGTGTTCATCGCCGGCACGTGCGGCCAGCCCCAGCGCAGATGCGGCTCCAGCCTCGGGCTGCCGTCGACGGAGGAGAACGTGAACAGGTCCTCCGTCACGGAGTCGCCGAGGACGAAGTGGCCGTCGGGCGTGACGGCGATCAGGTTCATGCGGTCGAAGTTGAAGTCGTCGATCTCGACCGGCTCATCGGCGTCGAACGGATTGATCAGCGGCACGGGCCCGAAGGCCGGCGTCAGATCGGGCAGGTCGAACCCGGCGATGTAGGAGAGCCGATCATTGGCGTCGGTGTAGGCGATCGCCATCCGGCCGGCCGCGTTGATGGCCATGTACAGGCGATGGCCTTCGCCGGGCACGAGGCCGAGTTCGGCCGCGGTCCACCGGCGGAGGACGTGGAGCCGGGAGTTGTAGAGGCGGACCTCGCCGCCGCTGCGGTAATCGCCGATCGCTGTCCACAGCTCGCCCTGGTGCCAGTGGACGGTGGATTCCCCGTAGCCGTGGGCGATCGCGGGGTGGCCGATGTCGGCCCGCAGTAGGTGAGGGCCCTGGCGGCCGCCGACGGCTTTCGAGTAGTGCGCGTTGGTGCGGGCGCGGGTCGGCGAGCGGCAGGGAACGCCGAGATGATCGGCGAACGGATCGGCCGGCGGATTCGTCGCGTTGGACAGGGTCGCGGTCTGGAAGTCGGTGCTCATCGCTGATTCCCCCGGATTCCCCCGGATTCCCCCGGAGATTTCCGGGGGTCAGAGGTAAGGATCGACGCTCGGGTCTTCGTACCAGGCCCGACCGGTGACGTTCAGGTCCAGCAGGCGCACCGGCTCGCCGTTTTCGTCGACCACGCCGGTCTCGTTGACGCGGGCGACCCAGAGGCACCGGGCCTGCGCTTCGAGGTCGTTCGATTGAATCCGGCGATAGGGCGGCCAGTAGACCTGGGCCTCGTTGACGCCGTTGCGGGTGGCGGTGCGGCTGATGGTGACCACGCTGTTGTTCTTGCCGATGCCGGAATAGTTCGCGTACGCGATCCCGTCCATGGTCTGCCCGTCCCAGACCGGCCGGGCTTCGAAGGGCAGGGCGACCCACGTGTGCGGGGAGTAGCCGTTGCTGCTGATCGACGCCGGGTCGGCGCTGTTGATCGGAGCGGCCCAGACGCGACCATCAGTGAGCCATGTCGAGTCCGGAGCCCCGCCGCTGGTGATCTGCACCGGGAAGATCGGGGCCGGATGATGGAACGCCATCCCGCCGTGGCCGTAGGCCCAGACCCAGACCGGCGTCCCGGCGGGCACGCCGTGGCTCTTGTAGTCGTCCTCGGCGAGGTTGGTCGCGGTGATCGGCCGGTCGAGCCCGCGCGGCTCAGGGAACGAGTCGATGCGGAAGGCGAGCCCGGAGGGGTCGAACTCGATCCGCTCGACCCAGTAGCGGTTGTCGCGGTAGCGACTTTGACCGTCCGGCGGCGTCTCGGTGACCCGCGCCCAAAACCCCCGGAACCGGCCTCGCCCCCGAAATCCGTCCCGGCCCCCGGGGGCGGCGGCGATCCGATGCTGATGCTCGCGGTAGGCGCGGGCGGCGTCCATCGCGGCGTTGTAGTCGGCCGCGCCGATGCGGAGGGCGTCGCCGGGTTGGGCTTTGCGGAACATGGTCATCGTCAGGCGGGGCTGCCGAAGAGGCCGGTGAAGGGCGTGGTCTCGTAGACCTGCTCGACGTAGACCTGCACCGGCTTCTTCAGCACGCGCTGGGCGTCGGTGTCCTCGACCTCGTCGTAGAGCACCCAGAGATATTCGTGGCCGAGCTTGTCGACGCCGGTGATGGTGCCGACGGTCAGGCCGGTCCGGTTGGGGCTCGCGGCGAAGCGGGCGGTGATCTGCCACGGCCCGTCGCCGCGCCGCTCGCCGCGGGTCTGCAGTAGCCGCAGTTCGCCGGCGGCGAAGCTGATCGTGGTCCCGTCCTCGATGGTCAGCGTGACGTTGTCGCTGTTGACCTTCTTGTCCGCCTCCATCAGCCCGCGGACGTAGGCGGCGTCGATGGCCGCCTTCGTGAACGTGATCTCGAAGGTGAACGCCGGAGCGTCGATCTGCACGCCCTCGACGCCGTGGTCGGTGACGTTGATCGCACCGTTGAACCGCGGCGTGCCGGCGGCGTCGGGATAGTGGCGGGTGGCGAGGCTCTGCGTGACATGGACGGTGGCCCCGCCGGTATCGAAGCTGAACGACTGATCGCCGTCCTGCGGCTCCGACTGGTGCCAGCGCGGGGCGGCGTACCGCACGCTGGCGAGGTATCCGCCGCCGGCCAGCCCCTCGATCTCGTCGAGATCGACGTCGTCGAGCGCCTGACCTTCATAAATGGACGGCGCTGCACCGAGCACCGCCGTGCGCGCGTCGCCGGCGTCTTCGGTGCCGCGAACGATGTAGACCAGCTCCGCGCGATGGTCGCTGAGCCGGCGGCCGGGTTTTTCCTCGACGGTGATCGGCATGGTGGATTAGTCCTCTGCACGGCGTCGCCGCTCAATGCGGAGCAGCTGCGCCACGTCGTAGTGATGCTCGCTGCCGTCGGGCCGGCGACGCCGCACGCGGCGGTAGCCCTGCTCGGCGAGCGCCCGGGCGATCGCCCGCATGCGTGCGCCGTTCAGCGGCCGGTCGACGCCCATCAGTTCGACGGTCTCGGCGTCGACGTGGACGGCGGTGGCCGCCCAGTCGTAAGCCGAGCGCGACCGCCAGTCGCCGCCGTGCGGGTGCAGGCGGAGAACGGAGACCAGCGGCTGAATGGAGGCGGTGAGCGTCATGGGATCAGGTGAATGTCAGTTCGAACTCGGCGAGGTGCTGTTCCATGCGACGGGTGTTTTTCGCGGTCTCCTCGCTCGCCTGCAGCATCCGGCTCTCACCGCCGGAGAGGGAGCGCAGCGCCGCCGCCGAGCCGCTGAACGTCCCGCGGGTCGAGGTCAGCGGCCGCGCCGCGTGCTCAATTGCCCCCGGCAGCGAGTCGAGCGACAACCGGAGCCGATCGAGCAGCGAATCGGGCGATTCCGGCTCCGCCCCCGGATCCTCTTGCCCCGCGTCCTGCCGGCCCTGCCGCGCCGCTTCGATCGCCTTCTGCCACTCGGCCCGGGCCTGCTTCAGCTTCTCACCCGTTTTCGACAGCTCCCGGTCGTGCTGGAGCCGGATCCCCTTCAGTTCGGCCGCGTGGTCCGCTCCGATCCGGTCCAACCGCGCCTGCCGGGCCGATTCGATCGCGTCGAGGCTCTCGGCGGCTTCGGCGTCGATGCTGCGGATCGCCTGCAGGCTCTGGTCGTGGGCGTGGGCGATCGCCGCTTCCACGTCGAACGAGTCGTCGAGCGCTCCGCGCACGTGCAGCATGCCGCGGGCGAACAGGTTCGCCAGGCCCTCCACGCCCTTGGCCCAGACCTGCTTCAGCTTCACCCACGAGCGCTGGAAGAAGGCGACCGTCTCGGTCCACGCGACCCGCACGCCGGCGGCGAGCTGGCTGAACACCTCGAGCGCCGAGGCCTTGAACCCGATCCACTTCTCCTTGAGGAACTGGATCCCGCGCTGCCAGGCGACCTGTAGCGTCAGCCAGAGGATGCGGGCGGCGAGCTTGAAGTCGCCGGCAACCAGCGCGTCCCTGATCCCGCCGAAGGCGTCCAAAGCGAAGGCCTTCAGCTCGCCGAATCGCTCGCCGAGCCACGCCAGCGCCTTTGCGCCCGCGCCGGTGACGTGCAGCACCACCGCACCGAGGCCGGCCATCGCGCCGATCACCAGCCCGATCGGCGAGATCAGCAGCGCCACCGCACCCGCCAGCACCTTCAACGCGGCAACGGCGGTGCCGATGATCCCGGCCAGCGCCCCAACGGTCGCGCCCATGCCGGAGATAGCCCCGCCCAGCGCCACCACCGCCGCCCCGGCGACGACCAGGCCGGTGGCGACCTGCAGGACGTTGACGATCAGCTGCCGGTTCTGCTGGATCCAGTGGCTGACCTGCCCGACCACCGCCGTGATCCGGTCCGCCACCGCCTGCAGCGTGGGCGCGAGCGCTGCGCCGACGTGGAAGACGCCCATCTTCACCGTCTTCCACAGCCGGTCGAGCGCGTCGGTAAACTCCTCGGCGGCCTTGGCGTCTTTCCCGCTCATGGTCAGACCGAGCCGGTCGGCCTCCTCCCGCAGCGCCGCGATGCCGTCGGCTCCGCTGGCCATCATCGGCAGCAGCTGCGTGCCGGCGCGGCCGAACAGGGCCTGGGCGAGCGCCGCCTTCCGCGAGGCGTCGGGGATCCGGCTGATCGCCTCGGCGAGCATCTCGAACTGCTGCTCGGGGGCGAGCCCGGCGAGGTCCTGGTACGTCAGCCCGAGGTCGGCGAGCGCATCGGTCTGCGTGCTCAGACCCCGGCCGGCGTCGTAGATGCTGCGCTGCATGCGGCGCATTGCCGCCTCCAGCGCCTGCAGCGACGTACCGGTCTGCGAGGCGACGAACTGCAGCTGCGACAGCGCCTCGACCGACAGGCCCGTGCGGCGTGCCATCTTCGCCACCTGATCGCCGTAGCCGCTGAACAGCTTCGCGGAGGCGGCGAGCGGGGCGAGCATCGCGCTGCCGAGCCCGGCAAGCTTCAGGCCGTAGCCGCGGATCTGCCGGCCGAAGTTTTTTAACTTCTTCTCGGCGGCGCGCAGGCCGCGCACGAGCTTGCGGTTGTCCGTGAACAGCTCGACGAAAGCGCGGCCGGCGCGGATGCCCTGGCTGCTGGCCATGGGTTCAGGTTCCCAGTTGACCGTCCATGCGGTCGATCACGTTGCTCATCTGCCGCCGGACCTGCGTGAAGCTGACGATCCGCTCGATCAGCGAACCGACCCAGATCCCGAAGCAGCCGACCCCGATCACCAGTGCGGTCACGTCCATCACGTCGCTCCTTTCAGCTTGCGGTGGTTGTCCCACCATGAGGTTGCGTACATCACGATCACCAGCCCCGTCGCGCCGATCACCAGCAGGATCAGCCACCACGCCTCCTGCACGATCTTCGGGGCCGCGATCAGTGCTGCGCCGGTCGCCATCGACGCGAGGCTCGCGCCCATCGGGACCGAGGCGAACCAGCCCCGCAGGGTCAGCGTGCCGATGCCCAGCACGATCAGCCCCACCCCGATCAGCGGCACCAGCCACAGCTGCTTCACCGCCGTGTCCTCGCGCCGCGGCGGGCCCGCGGCCGCGGTCATCTGTCCGCCCTCGTCCCGGCTGAGCTGCGCCGGGGCCTCGGCTTTTGGGGGGTTCTGCACCTCCCACCGCTCGCCGGTCTCCTGATTGGCATACCGAATCCACCCCCCGCCCCCGGAACCGCCCCCGAAAGCACTGCATGAGGTCGTGGCCGCCAGCGCCAGCACCAGCAGCGCAGCGATCAGCCAGGGCAGGATGTCCTCGAGTGTGGGCGGTCTCAGCGTCACGGCTGTCTCCCGGGGGTGTGGTGGGGGTCGGCGTTGACGAATGCCTCGCGCAGCAGGCCGATCGTCTCGGGCGTCACTTCGATCGCCTGAGCGCGACGATCCTGCTTCGCGTACGGATTAAAATCCTCGGGCCGGAACGGCCGGCCGCGTTTGGCGTCGCGATGGGCGTTGGCGATCAACGCGCAGAGCACTGACGTGTGCATCCACTGCTGACGGCCGTGGCCCTCCGCCATCCAGAGCAGCCGCCTCAAGGTCAGCCCGACGAGTTGCTCTGGGCCGAGGCCGAGGCTGCCGGCAAGTCGCCAGACGTGCCGCCACGGATCGTCTGCTCGACCACGTTCCGGGGGTCGAGGGCGTCGATGCGGGTCTCGATCGCTTCGATCGCCGCTTGGATCATGGCCATCTGCTTCGCGACCGCCTTGGCCCGATCGTGGCGGCCGCGGCCGCGGAAAAAATCGATCAGCTCCTCATAGAACGCCTGCTGCGCCGCGAGCAGCGTTGGCCCGTCGAACGCCGCGTGCACCTGCGCCGGGCTCAGCTGGTGCCGCTCGAACTGATCGGCGAGCATCACGCATAGCACCTCGCCGAGCAGGATCTCGTCGGTGCCGAGTCGCGTCAGCAGCGGCTCGCCGCCCGGGTCGTCCTTGCGGGGCGATTCGGGTTGGAGCAGGTCGACGCCGAGCTGGTCGCGGACGGCCATCGCGGTGCCGAGCGTGAGGGAGAGCGTCCAGGGGCGGCCGGTGGAATCGGTGAACGTCTTCAAGACGGAGGCTCCTTCTAGATGGATGCAGTAGTCGCGGTCCGATCGGCTCTTGATGGGCCTACGCCACCTGGACCCATTGATCGAAGACGGCGAGCTTGGCGGTGACGCTGACGGTCACGCCTTCCTCGAGCGGTTCGCTGCGGCTGAAGTTGGTGATGGCAAAGTCGCCGAGCGGCCCTTCGGTGCCGGAGGTCGCCTGCTCGCCGGTGAGCACAGCGAGGCGGATGGTGCCGGCGTTGAGGAACGCGGTCTTGACCGCGTCGAAGCCGGCGTCGCCGGGCTTCCAGAGCATCTCGAACTCGGCGGTGCACTCGCGCAGCGTCGGCGCGGTCGCCCGCCAGCCCTGGTTGGCCCGGGTGGTGATGTTCGCCTCACCGGCCTCGAGGCTGAGCGTCACGTCCTGGACGTTGCCCATCTCGGTGAGCATCGCCAGTTCAGTGCCGGCCGGCCCCTGATAGATCTTCGCGTTCATGCCCAGCAGGAACTCTTGCGGCATGGTGTGAGCCTCCTTGCACTTCTAGTTGCGGGGGTTCCGGGGGACGCTGTCGCGCCACATGGCCGGCAGCTTCGGTGCTTCCTGTTCGTAAGCCGGTCCCATGAACGGCCGCCCCCGGAATTTGGCCCGCACGGGTTTGCCGTGACGACGGAGCGTGGTGCGGCCGCCGTGTTCGAGCAGCGCCGGGGCTTCACCTCGCTCGTTCTGACTCAGCCGCACCGGGCCGATCACCACGCTCCCACTTCCGGGGGCGGGGGTGGGGTTGTAGGAGAAGAAGATGAACTTCTTCAGCAGGCCCGTGTGGCTGCTCGGCGGCTGACCCGGTCGCGACGGCCGCTTTCGGCGTCGGATGCTCGATCGGGCGGTGCGGCGGACGTACGCGCCGAATTTCGAGAACACGCGGCGGGTGGCGCGGTCGACCCGGTCGTGCACGCCCTTGCGATCGAAGAACAGCTTCGTCACGTCGAGCCGGATCATGCCTGCTGCTTGAGCGCGCCGATCAGCTTCCCGCGTGCCGCCTTCCGTCGCAGCAGCCGCTGCCGCGCGTCAGCGGGCAGGTCCGTCAGGCGGATCACGTCCTTGGCGACCAGCACGTCGACCAGGTCCTCGAGCACGCGGACCATCGCGGTATCGCTCGATTGCAGTTCGAGCCGGGCGCGGTAATCCTCGATCTGCTCGGGCGTGCGGGACGGCGGCGTCGGAGCGTCGGTCTCGACGACCGCGTCGTCGGGTCCGAGCGTATGCCGCGCCCGCTGGCCCGCGGTGAACTCGATCAGCGGCCGGCCGCGACGGCGGACGATCAGCCGCTTGCCCGCGGGGACGATCCGGTCGATTGCGTTGCTCATGCCACCCCCTCGTAGCGGACGAACCCGTCCAGGCCATTGCCGCCGACCCCGTTGCCCACGCCCCCGGCGACGCTGATCTTCGCTTGGTCCGCACTCGCGACCGGGGTGCGGGTGACGATCTCGATGTAACCGCCGCCGGCCCCGCCTTCGCCCGCATTGGTCGGGCTGTAGCCTTCGGCCCGAATGGCCGCGTTGTCACCGAACTGAATTCCGGGGGCGGCGATGACCAGGCAGCCGCCGCCTCCGGCGGCCGGATCCGGCGGCGGACCGCCGTCGCCGCTGCCGCCGAGCCCGCCCGCCCCGTAGCGGTACGGCCGGCCCGGGCCGATCAGGCGCTCGAAGTCGCCGCCGAACATCGTCGCGGCGTCGAACTCGGCCATGACGTTGCCGTTGAAAGCGCCGATGGCCCCGGCGGCGACGAAGTTGGCCGCGCCGGCACTGCCACCGCCGCCGGGGAAGGTCCAGAACGGACCGGTCCCTTGATCGTGCACGCGGACCGCGTGGCCCCACGCGTACTCGAGGTAGTACTGCCCGGTGCCGATCGTACCGAAGCCCGCCGTGACGCCGTTCGCCTCGATCGCGCCGTGGAGCACGATCGGCGTCTGACAGCGGATCGTGGCGACCACGATCGGATCCCAGCGGCCCCACCAGACCGGCGCGGACCAGGTCACCCCCGCGTCGATGATCAACGACCGCAGGTTGTACTCCGGCTTGGCGATCAGGGCATCGGCCTGCAGGTGCAGGTCGCCGTCGCCGCCGTCGCCGAACTCGGGGTATCGGTGCTGCACGCGGTAGCCCATCACCAACTGCCTCCGACTACGGTGACCACGTCGCCCGGCGTGCCCTTTACCTCGATCGTCGCAAGATCGACCGACCGCAGCAGGTGCCACTCACCCGGCTGCCACGGCACGTCGGACCCGTCGTCGCCGCGGAAGAAGACCGCGGCGCTGTTGGTCGGCGGAGCGGCGACCGTGACGCTGGCCACCAGCCGCGTGTCGCTGAGCGGCGCGTAGCCGGCGGTGACCGCGATGTGCCGCATGACGGTGTTGTTCGGCATGGCGGGCTCCAAACCCCGGACCCCGGAGGGTCGGGACTACTTGAGGACGCGATACGTGACGGTCAGGACGCTGGTGAACACGCGCTGCTCGGCCAGATGCTCGGGTGAGTACACCGGCTCGTTCACGGTGCTCACCCACGTAAGCCCCGGAATCCCCGGATCCCCAGCCATCTGCGTGAGCGGTCGCCGGCGCAGGTAGTCGGCGATCTGGTCGACGAGCGTGCCGAGTTCGGCGACCTCGGCGTCGAGGTCGCGGCCGAGCCGGCGCTGGACGCCGATGTCGATCGCGATCTCGTACTGACTCGCGGTCCGGGTCGCGCCGGTGATCTCCAGCCGCTTGGGCACCACGCTGACCTGCAGGTCGCTCAGTTCCTCCGGCTCGAACTGCGGCAGCACCCGCCGCTGGGCGTTCAATGGGATGCTGAACCCTTCCGGGGATTCCGGGGATTCCGGGGGTGCGGCGTTCAATTCAGAGGCCACGGCGTCGGCGATGTCGGTGATCAGGCTCATGATGAAGGGGTCAGTTCAGCAGCCAGGCGGTGAGGGCGGAGCCGCCGCCGGTGGCCAGGGCACCGACGATCAGCCAGATCAGCTTCGACTGGCGGCTGGCGTTCTGTTCCAGCCGGTCCAGTCGGATCCGGATGCCGGGGGTGCCGTTACCGGGGGTGCCGCGGATCGCGTCGTCGAGTCGGTCGAGCTTGCGGTGGAGTTCGGTGAACTCCCGCTGGCACGCCGCCCGAAAGTCATCGCTGCATTCGACGTCGTTCATGTCGCGGTTCCGATGTCACGGGTGTGGATGCGGTACGTCGTGCGATAAGGATCGGACCAACGCCACCCTTTGAAGTCTTCGCCGAGCGGGACGACCTCGTACTGCCGGCCGTCGGCGATGATCAGATCGCCGGGTTCGGGTGCCCCCGGAATCCCCGCCAGCGCGTCCCGGTTGATGAGGAAGTCGATCACGTGCCCGGCGACGGTCAGGCCCGACTCGTCCACGCCCTGGTACTCGGTCCGGCCGTACGTGGCAGCGACGATCACGTCGGCCTCCCCGTCACGGCGGTAGGTGACCGGGCTGGAGCAGTGCGACGTGCGCATCTGCTCCAGCCACTGCGCGCCCTGTCGAAGCAGGTCAGCCACCTACCGCGCCTCCCTCACTGACCGAGCCGGACGCGGACGAGCGCGTCGTTGTCACCGGCGGTGGCGACGGTCTTGCCGAGGTACTTGTTCGCCCCGGCGGCGGCGTCGGTGGTGGCGACACTGCCCGCCGCGTCCCAGTAGACCTTCAGGCCCGCCCCAATCGCCTCACCCGCCCCGGTTGCCTTGGGCAGGTCGAACACGCCGGTCACCGCCAGTGCCCCGAGCGTGCCGCCGGTGATGTCGAGCTTGGCGATGCCGACCAGCTCGCCCTGGACGACCACGTCGCCGGCGCTCACATCGCTGCCGGGCGCGGGGGTGTGGTCGATGCTGTCGCCTTTATGGATGAATCGAGCAGTCATAGTCTTTGTCCCTCAGGGGTCAGAAGTTGATGGAAGGTGCCGAGGGGACGAGGTTTAGGCTTCGCCCTTCATCTTCAACGCGCCGCGGAAATCCTGCTCGCGGACACCGAAGTCGATGTAGCCGCGGAACTGGATGCCGAGCGTGTTGAAGTCCGCGTCCGTCCGCTCGACCGTCGGCCGGTCCACGCCGTTGAGGAACGCGATCTCGATCGCCGGCAGCCGGTTCGGGTCGGCGAGCAGGTACCACGCCTTGCTCGACGCGCCGGCGAAGCTCGCGTTCGAGAGGTACACGCTGGAGACCACGTCGAACTTGCCCACGTGCGGGTTGGTGTTCGGCTTGCCCTTGTTCGCGGTGGTCGTCTCGTTCAGCTGCATGCTGGTCATCAGCAGCTGACCCGGGACCTTCAGCGCCGTGGGCACGAGCAAGATCTGCGCCGGGATGCCGAGCGGCCGGCCGTTGGGCTTGGTCTGCTCGGCGAACTTGACCTCCGCCGCCGTCAGCCCGTCGACCGTCAGCGCGGTGTCCGCTCCCTCGGCGTAGTTCTTGTGGTCGGTGGAGAAGAACGCCTTGCCGTCGGCCTGCGTCGGGTTGCTCAGCCAGAGGCCCCAGACCGCGTCCGCGATCGACTCGGCCGCGCCCATGCCGATCTGGCGCGGGATGTCGGTGAACGCGCCCATGTCATCGTTGATGATCATCTGACGCGTCAGCGCGAACATGATCCCGTGCGTCTCGGCCTTCTGACCGAACTTCTGCTCATCGAGCCGGCCGTGCTTCAGCTCACCGTCCGCCCCGACCTGCTCGAACCTGAACGAGCCGGTCATCCGGTAGCGGGTGTGCTCCTTGAAGTCGTTGACCGAGGCGACCCGGGCGACCCGCCGCCAGGCGTCCTCGACGTAGTTGTAGCCCTCCAGCAGCATCTTGTTGGCGATGTTGGAGAGGATGCCCGGCAGGGCCGTCGTGCTGAACGCCGCCTGCAGCCAGCCGGCCGAGTCGCGGCGGAAGCGCGGCAGCCGCGAGCCCGAGGCGAGCTCGCAGAACTCCTGGATGCCGATGCCGCGGAGCCTGTCCGCCGCCTCGAGCACCGGCTCGGCGAAGCTCGCCTCGAGCCGGGCGTTGGGCAGGCCCGAGGCCATCAGCGCCACCGCCTCGAAAACCTGCGGCCCCCGGAAGCCGGTGTTCCCCGGCTGCGACGGGATGACGGCCGGCACCTGCGGCCGCGAGGCCCGCAGCACCTCCAGTTCGGTCCGGCTCTCGTCCCAGCCCTCCTCGATCGCCTTCGCCTCCACGTCCGGATGCTTCCCGCCGCCGGAAGGGTTGCAGACCTTCCGGATCGCCTCGATCCGGCGGGTCTCGGCCGCGACCCGCTGCCGCATCCGCGTGACGGGATCGTCGCCGCCCGCGTCGGTCGCCTGGACGGTCAGAGGGCTTCCGGGGGTACCGGGGGTGGCGGGGGTACCGGGGGTGGCGGGCTGCGGATTCGAGCCGGTCGTCGTCGACTTCGGCTCCGGCTCGTGCCGGTTCGTGTCGGTGGCCCGCGGCTCGTCGCCGGTCGCCTCCGGCGTCGGGCTGTCCGGCGCGGCGGGCTCGGTCGCGGCGGTATTCGGGTCGCTTCCATCCATGGAACGGTTCTCCTTGCGATTGGCGGCAATGCGCGCCGACGTGGCGGCATCCGCGCCGCTGTCGACGAACGAGATCTCTTTCAACACGGCCCTGCGGACCACATGCAGCGGCCCGTCGAACGTCCGGCCGTTGACGCTCACGGTCTGGCCGTTGGGCACGAACTCGGCCTCGACCACGGTCGCGCCGATGCTCGCCTGCCACGGGAAGCCGTTGAGCGCGGACTTCGCCACGTCCCGGGCCCACGAGGTGTCGCGGCTGATCATGCCCTCCGCGACGACCTGCCTGCCCCCGGAAGTTTTCTCGACCGCCACCCGCTGGGTGTGGCCCACGCCCTGGCGCCTGACTCATCCCCAGTTTCCCTGTGGGGTGGCGAGGGAACGGAGGAGCAGATCGATCAGTTCGCGAATGGAGCGGTCGACGCGATCCAGCATGATTCGGCCGATGGAGAAGGCGCTCAGTTCGCGC